GCTTGCGAATACCTCTCTGACCGTCCGTAGACCACGAGTCTCCACCGTCTCGCTTGATGGCGAAGGCGAAACTTGATCCGACGACTGTCCTATCCTTCACCCACTCGATAACGTCGCGGCCGATGGAGGTGTTTTCGTTCGGCGTGATCTCATAACGAAGACCATACGGGTCTTTCGTGAGCTTCATCGTGCCGTTTCCGGTTCGGCCAAGGAGCAGATTGCGGTCGTGATTGAACACGCCGATCACATCCGGCCCCTCGGCGAGCACTTCGTCGAACGCATTCTCATGAATCGTCTCGACGAACCCACCCAGGTTGCGACTTTCGGAGTTAAAGACGGCAGCGTAGCCCGCGATCACAGGCTTCCGCTCGCCATTGCCCGTGTCTCGGTACTCAACCGTAGCGTCCGAGACCGTCGTGCGCCGCTCAATTTCATTGCTCATGCCGTCACCTGATTCGCGAGGTAGTTTTCCACACCGATCTGCTCGATAATCTTCCGAATGGCTTCAATGCCGGCCATCGAATCTTCGCTGCCACGGCGAAGCTTCATGAAAATCTTTGCCGTGACTGAGTCGCCAACCGCGATGCACGTCACAAAGCCGGCCCGCTCGACCTCCGCGGCCGTCACGTCGGCGTCGTAGTTCACGTCAAGGATGGATTCAAAGTCGTGCCGGGGCAGTTCGGGCTCGTCGTGCGTCGGCGACGGCTGGACATCGAAGAACTCAAGTCGTTCGGAGAGTTTCTTGATGTGCCCGCGTTCCTCGGCCGCATAGGACGCCCAGGTCTCGCCCAGCTTCCCGTAGCCCCAGCGGGTCAGGTGAACTGACTGAAGCTCATACATCTCGGCCTGCGAAAAGTGCAGGGCAAGGGAAGCCTGCAATGCGTCGACAACGCCTTCAAGTGGCTGCGGCATCGGTTGTCAGGTGCTTGTCGCACCAGCCTTCTGTGACTGTTTCGTACTTCTGACCGCTGCGATGGCACTCAAGCAAGAGTTCCCGCGAGCGGTTCACCCAATCCCCAACAAACTTGTCGATGTCTCGTCCAGTGGCCTCTGCGGCCTCGCGAAGTTCTTCTCGCATCCGCTGGCTCGTCTGATCGAACCACGTTGCGATCTTCTCGGGCTTGCTGCGGCGCTCGAGAACGCCGTCAGCTTCGACGGCGGCGAGACGGCGAAGGTTCGTCTTGAACAGCACCTCGGCACCGGCGACCTGTCGGGCATCCTCGGCAGCCGCGGGGGTGTCGGCGGCGGCCGGCTCGGGCGTGTCGGCCACGCCGGCCGGCGGAGCTGGCGAAGATTCGGTCTGCTTCTGCCCCGTGGGGTTGTCGGCGGTGAACGCCTCGAGCAACTGCATATTTACCTGAATGAACCGCTTCTTGCCCTGCCCGTCGGGCAGCGGGTTGTAGCCAATCTGCGAGCGAATTTCGTCGATGTCCAAGGCACCGAGGTTCGCCATCTCCCGCAGGAACTGCGAACGCGCGGCGTAGTCACCGACCATCAAGGCGTTCGTGTCGAACTGGCAGAAATACTGCTTGTCGTCGACTACGAGATCGCGGCGGCACGCCATTTCCCATCGGCGGCACCACGGGATCAAGCTGAACGTGACGAAGTCGATGGCCGACTGTTCCACAGTCGAGAAACGAACATTCGACAAATCACCGATAAGGTGGCCTGGGACGCGGTAGGCACGCGAGACCTCCTCGCATTGGTACCGGCGAGTCTCAACGAGCATAGACGTATCGTTACGCTGCTCGATCTGCTTGCGGTGGAAGCCGAACGGCATGACAACGGTTTTGTATGCGTTCATCGGCCCCTGATGGGCGTCGTTCCACTGCTCTCTGAACCGGGCCAGCACCTCTGGCTTGTGGGGCTGGTCGGTTTCGATGTAAGTGCCGGGCTGTCCGTTGTTCCCGAAGAATGCACCCGAGTGCAGCTCGGTCGCTCGGGCCAGACCGATCGCGTCTCGGGACAGGGTCGTTGGTACAAAGCCTGTCACCCCGTCTGACGAGAGCCACCGCAAATGAAAAATCTCGTCCTGCCGATACTCAGTGACCTCGATCTTGGGCTGAACCGGCGTCGTCGGTTCGGTGTAGTAATACCGGAGCTTGCCGTTGGTGAGCCGCTTGACCTCCATCCGCGAAGGATGCAGCGGGATAAGCTCGGTCACGCCGCCCTGCCGGCCGCCCTTGATGTGAGCGTAGGCGTTGCCCCAGAGCAGGAGCCAGCTTTGCATCAACTCGCGGAACTCGAAGCCCGTCATCCACGAGTTGGGCTGATAGCAGATGACCTCGTGGAGATGCTGCTCTTCGGCGATTTCCTTGCCGCCGCCGGGTAGGCGGCGGTAGACGTTGAAGGGGAGGCTGGCGATCGACTCCGACAGTACGCGAACGCAGGCGAGAACAGCCGTGCATTCCAGGGCCGTCTCGGGCGAGACCGTGACGCCCGATGCCGTGCGTCTGGTATTGGAAATCTCCTCGAAGATGCGGGACAGATTGCCGCGAAGCTCAATCAGATCGGAGACTTCTTCGTCAATCTTATCCACGTTCAAAGCACCATGAGGGTTGGTTCGTCGGTGTTGCCGTGGTTCTCGCTGCTGGAGATACCGAGGGCCATGATCAGAGAGACCGCGCCGTCGATGCGGGCCGTCGAGTGTGAGTGTTTTTTAGTAGGCTTTATGTTCCCGGCATCGTCGATCTTGACTTGAACATTCGACATCTGCCACGCCAGAACGGGGTTGCCAGCGTGTCTCAGCCTTTTGCCGACGACGAGTGTCTCGAGCAGCTTGCTCGGCGCGCTCATGCTGGCAAAGCCCTGTCCAAACGGCTTAACGTCGATTCCCTCCGCTACCAGTTGCGTCGTCAGATGCACCGCGTTCCAGCGGTCAATGGCGATGCCGCGAACTACATTCTTCTCGCAAAACGAGAGAATGTAATCTCGGACTGTGTCGTAGCAAGTGATATCACCATCCGTCATTCTAACAAAACCAGCGTCCGCCCAGGCTTGATACGGCACTCGGTCTTCCTTCGACCGCTTGTGCGCGTTCTCCTCGGGGATGAAGAAGTGGGCGTGAACGTCATACGTTCCATCGGCGTCGGGCCAGACCGCCACGAACGCCGTCGTATCGAATGTGCTGGCGAGGTCAACGCCGCACCAGCATGGCCGCCCTGCCGTCGGCCGCAGCGGCTCGTTGTTGGCGTCCCAGGCACCATGCCTGATCCACTTGGTTTCGGAACGCTGGAATAAATTCAAATGGAGCGTCTTGAAAACAGTCTCGTCTGCCGGCGAGTCCTTCGCCTTCTGTGCGAATTGATGGAAATACTCGGGTTTCAGCGTAATTCCGTAGTTCGGATTCGCCTTCTTCCACGTCTCCTCGACGAACGGGTCGTCCTCGGGATCGGCGGCGTAGATGCACGGCAGGAACGAGTCGTCCTTCAGAACCCCATCGCGAATCTTCACTGCCCGCTGCCAGTCCTTGTAGCACGGGCCGTCCATGTCGGTGCCGGCCGTCGTGATGTAGATGGTGAGCGGCTGGCTCCTGGCTCCAGTACCCGTTTCCAATACATCGACCAGCTCGCGGTCGGGAAAGACGTGATATTCGTCGACCAGCACGCAACTCGGGTTGTAACCGTGTTTCGTGCCGGCCTCGCTGGAGATACAGAGCATCGTCGAGTTCTTTTCGGGGAACACGATGCTGTTGCGGTATATCTTGCACCGCTTCGCCAGCGATGGGCAGCTTTCGACGAACTGCTTCGCCGCGGTATGGAGCAGCGCCGCCTGAGAGCGGTCGCCGGCCGCGACGATCACCTCGGCCCCCTCGTCATCGCAGCACAACATGAACAATCCAACCGCTGCGGAAATCGCGGATTTTCCGTTCTTGCGGGGCAAGGCGAGCAGGCTTGTTCGATATTGGCGAAGACCGTCGGCCTTCTTCGTGTTGAAGAGTTTGTCGAGGTACTCGTCCTGCCAGGGTTGCAGGACAAATGGCTGCCCCGCAAAGTCACCTCGACTGTGCTTCAGTAAGCCGATGAAATCGCGGATATCAACCACGCTTGGCTAGAAGAGCGTCCATTGGGTCTTGCACGACCTTCTCGGCGTGATAGCCCATTCGGGTGCGATCGGCTGGCGTCAGGCCGAGGACAGTCTCAAGCTGCCGGAGTTGCTCGTGGCAGTGATTGCTCTGGGACTGCCACTTGTTCGGGCGGCTGAAGCGGAGGGAGCCGTCGGGTGCCGTCACCTCGACCCACCCCGAGTCCAGCTTGGCAAGCTGCATCTCGGCGTCTCGCCAGCGATCCCAGATGATCGAGTATCGCGAGATCACTTCGACATCGCTCTCGGCCAGCGTGCCCATCCTTTGGGTGTAGCCGCAGACGAGGCTGAACATCTCCCTGGCTGCCGGCCGCATCCATGACGGAGGGGCGGGCAGCGAGGACAAGGGTGTGCCTAACTCCTCGCGGTAGTTGGCTTCCTCGGAGCCTCGCAGCTTGAGGAGATGCTTCGGCGTTGGTGCTGGGCCGCGTGCCATGCCTAAGAGTATTGCACAGTAGGTAAGGGCCCCGCAAAGGAGTCGGATTTCTTGATGTTGCACGCCCAGCAGGCGGCCTGGACATTGTCGGGTCTATGGCCTGGGCCGGAGGGGCCGTAAGACAGGGGCACGATGTGGTCGATCGTGGGGCTGCGTGGGTGCGGAGTCTCGCTGCCATCGATCTTCGTCCATTTGGAGAGCAGCTCACACTGGCATATCTGGCACGTCCAGTTGTCGCGATGAAGTATCGACTTCGCTGGAAACGATTCGTAGTGGCAGCCGTATTTAATGCACCTACGTTTGTGTCCGCCAGAATTGATTCCGACATTCAGCGGCGTGCATGTGTCGTTACCCCACGAGCTGAACCAGACGGCGATCTGCTCGTCAAGCGTAGCTCCAGGCCGGCTCGTCAGCCTAGCGCATGGAAGGCGAAGTCGCCTCGCCTCGAAGGCACATTCTCTGGAGCAGTATTTGCCAGCGTTTCGCCCAGATGTGCGCTTTCGGAATGGCTTTTGACAACAGAGGCACTGCCGCCGCTTCGCCCGCCTTTTGGATGCCTCCGCTCGCTTTCCCTGGGCCTCCGAGATGGCTTTTTCAGCGCAGGGCCGCGAACAGAACAGGCTTCTTGACCGGCCTGGGATAAAGGCTTTGCCGCAGCACTTGCACGCTTTTTCGGCGAATCGACTGGGGTATCGGCATTTCTCGCTACAGAACATCGAGTTGATTAACCCGACGAAGCTCACGCCGCATCCGCAGCACGTCCGATCGTGAACCCTCTTCTTCCGCTTCGCTGCACGGCGGCACGCTTCAGAGCAGTACCTTCGCGACCGCCCACTCGCTCGCGAGTCCTGCGGAACGCCGGCACCGCAGGAGACGCACGCAACAGTCGCTGGCTTTAGCGGCCTCCCCTCGGCGGCTCGCTGGCAGCGACGAGAACAGTATTTTCTCGGCTTAACGCCGAGCGAGGGGGGGAGCGACGACCCGCAAACAACGCAGCATTTGCCATCCTTGGCGTTTTCTCCGGCGTCTCCACGCACCCACACAGTCTACCGCACAAGACATTTTCTCCAAATCGTCGGGCTGCGGAGGCGACCAGCAAAAATAGTACGCCCCCCGGCGTGCCTTCTCCTTAGGACATGCGGTCTGCCCTGCGCCACCCCTCGACCGGGCACCCCCCATTGGGGGGTGCCGCTGACGGGCCACCCCCTGCGCTGTGTCTCCCGCCGAATTCCGTCAAGAATCAAGCAGCGCATGCCGAATCAATAACCTAGGCTTGACGCACACTGTGCGTCTGCTAATATCTGTGCATGCGGGCCGCGCGGCCCGCGATCACCAACGAAGAGAGAAGACGATGAAAACCGCGAATGCCCCTAGCGTCTTAGGTACCTTTTCCAAAGCTATCCCAACTGCGCGAAGCTTGAATTTCGGTCTATCGGGGGGCGCAAACTGTGAAACTAGTTGTCGCCACCACCCGATTCATTATTCGGGCGCATTGTCGCACGATGGTCAATGCTATGCCTATGTAGTGGAAGGTAGGAACGATAGGGTACAACTCGCCGACAAGTTGGGCAGGCATGAGACGATGAAAGCCTCCGAAATCGTCGGGATGGCTTTGGTTGAGTTGTCGCGTCTCAAGCTATACGGAAAAGACTTGCCCCCTTGGTTTCGATTCTCAACCAACGGCGCAATACCGACTAAAGAGGCTGCGCTTGCCGACCGTCGGTTTATTCCACTACTCCGCGAACTACTGAAATTCTGCGTTGCCAACGCTATGAAAGTACACTTGCCCGTAGAGTCTGCCGAAAAGGCTGCGTTTTATCGCGAAGTTATTGGTGATCTCGTTACCATTCGCGAGTCTATTCAGACGCACGATATGAATCCCGACACTATCGCCACCCATGCGATACCTTTGGGCGCATCGTCTTTCACCGCTGGTGAAAATGTCGGCAAGGGGCCGCACAAGCGTAAGCGTATCCTAGCCGCCGCCGCCGCCGCCGCCGCCGCATGGGCAATGCGAACGGGTCGAAAAACCATCGTCTGCCCCGCCGTCAGAGTGTCTTTCCTATCGCGTTACAAAAATGGAAAAACACGCGAAGAGAACATTGCATGGCGTGAACGCGCGAAGTGTGGCCTCTGCCCCGCGTGCGCCTTGCCGAATGTTGACGTAGTGTATCCAGCCCATTGATTGAACCACCACCACCACCAACGAAGAGGGTAAAGCCATGCGCGAACGGTTCAATGTAGTTTTGTGGGAAAAGAGAATGCGACAAGCCATCGCCGATAGGAATGGCGATAGGCTTGCAAGCCTCATGTATGAGAACGATAGGAACGGAGTCTTTTCGTATGATGATTCATGGGCAGAGGGTTGGGAATACACTCGCGAAGAGTGGATTGTAAGTCTGATCGAATGCGCCGAAACCATGCTGTCGGGAATCAATGACTGACTAGGAACCACCACCAACGAAGAGGGTAACGCAATGACTAACGAAGAGACCGCAATGATTGAGCGCATTGAGCAGGCGATAGAAGACCGCGACCCGCGTCGCATGCGGGAAGCTATCGCCGAATGGGACGGCAAGCCCACTATGTCGGCGAAACAGTTTCGCGATACATTCCAAGGCGCGCGCCGCCGCGAATGGATCGACTACTTAATTGAGGAATGCGAAGAGGTAGTCGGCATGATAAAAACCAACGATGCCGATGACTACTGGGCGACGCGCGGCCGCATTTAATTTCATCACCAACGAAGAGGGCAGGCGCATGCGCCTGCCCTCTTCTCCTGCGCGGTGGTGTGCGTCTGCTCCTGCCTAGCCGTAGGCGGTGGTGTGCGTCTGCTCCTGCCCCCGACCGTGGCAACGAGCACCGCGCCCCCCGAACATGGGAACCAGCGCACCAGGCGAGCACCCCCGAACGTGGCAACGAGCTGCCACCCCCGAACGTGGGAACCAGCAGCCGCCGGGCGATCACCCCCGAACATGGAAACGCGCGGCCCGGCCGTGGAAACGAGCAGCCCCCGAACGTGGAAACTCGGGGGTATCACGAGCCGGCCGGCCGCCTTATCGGCCCTCCTGGGGCATCCTATAGCTGCCATTCTGGCGAAAACTGCCCCCGACCGTGGAAACGGTGGCCGACCGTGGAAACGATGCGCAGCCCCCGACCATGAAAAAAATTGTCGCCATCGGGGAGGCTCGAGGTTAGCCCCGACCGACGAATTTTCTCACACTACCAACTGTCCAGGCGGCCCCCGACTGTGGAAAAACACGCTGAGAAAAGAAAAAAAGATTTTAGGCTTGACTCACACCATGCCGACTGTATGCTTGGGTGATCACGCGGCGACGATTCGCCCGGTTGAACAGGTGACACGAAAAGGAGACGAGCGATGACGGCAACGGAGACAAGGGTATGGGAAGTGATTCGCGGCTTCGGCCCAATCGATGAGGGGCGTGAAAAGTGTTTCGACGTTGAACGTCTCAAGCGCAGGTTCACCAGCGAAGCCGATGCTGTGGCATTCGCTGAGTCGCACTACGATGCACGGGTCGGCAAGCTTATGCGGCGCATGCCCGACTGGTGGCAATCGTTCTTCGTGATCGTGCGGCCCGCGAAGGCCACCGTGCCGACGGCTGCGGGTCTCGCGCTGGTATTCGACCGTCGCCTGCGTGACGATATCGGCAGTGATGCCTATGCGGAGGTGATCCGTCGCAATCGCACCCCCGACTATGAGCGGGCCTGCGCATCGCACGACTTCTGCGATGCGAACGTGACGATGATCGAAGCCATGATGGAATTCGGCATCACCCCCGACGATGACTTCGGCCATGCCCTGTTCAATGCAGCATGGGATGCATGGCGCGAGAAGACGAAGTAATTCACCCCCGACCGTAACAACCACCAACGACCACCCCCGAACGGAGAAACGAGACATGATCACGATGCTTGGACTGGAAACCCGCAGTTATACCTTCAAAGCATTCGGTGCGACCGAAGGCGATGCGCTGCGTGAACTGTGGGCAGCATGGAAGAGGCATGTGAAGCAGTGCAACATCAGTCTGGCCGACTCATGCTTCCCGACGATTGACCACATGAAACTTGAGGGCATCAGCATCATCAAAATCTACAAGCTGCCCCTCTGCCTGCGGGACGGCGAGACGATCTGACCCCCGACCGTAACAACCACCACCACCCCCGAACGGAGAAACGAGCGATGAACGATACGACATGGTATTCGGTTTATGAGCATAAGGATGCGAGCGGATACGATTCGGACTATATGCCATTCAACACGAAGGAAGAGGCAATCGCAGACGCGAAGTCTAACCTAGAATTCGCTGGCGGCATCGGCGGCGAGATTTTCGTGATCCCCGTGCCGACCGAATGGTACGCATCGCTGCCCGAAGATGCCGAATGGTCTCTGTGGGATGAGATGGAGCGAATCCCTGCCAGTGATTACATCTGGATTCACTGCGGCATGGAACGGGCAGAAATCCGCGCGGAACACGAAATGCCGCTACCGCAAGAGACCACCGATATCGTGGACGAGATGCTAGACATGGCAGAAATCGTCCATGCGGAGATGAGCGAAATGCTGACGAATGCGGCAGACGAGATCACGCGGCTGCGTGAACAGGTCAACGAGACGCATCGCATCATTCATGAGCAGAATATTGAGATCATCAAGATGATGAGCGCGAAACGGTAACCACCACCCCCGAACGGAGAAACGAGCGATGACGAATCTGACCTTGCAACAGGCCCGCGATGCTGTGCGGCGTGAATATCTTCTCGTTGGCCTGGATGCCGACGTGGAGATCGAAGGGTTCGCCGACATGGATGCCGACCAACTCCGCGACGAGATCACCTACCTTGCCGACTATCAAGGCTAAAGACTACTGTAGACGACTTCAGAACCCCCGACCGACGAAACGATACCACCACCCCCGAACGGAGAAACGAGCGATGCTGACGAAAGATATCAAACTAGGAATGCAGGCCCGCGTGAAGATTGGCGACCGTCTCGCGGTCGTGACCGTGACCAACAAAGCCAACTACAGCGGCGGCCGACGGCAGGAATGGTTCTGCCGAACGCACGATACCGGGCGCATGATCACCGCGACGGCTGCGCGGCTGCGGCCCATGCCCGGAACACCAGAGAATGCGGCGGCGCATGCCCGACGGCTGAAAGCGGCTGAGAAGCGATGCGCGGCGAAGCCGAACGTCTCCACCCCCGAACACACTCCAGTGCTCGTCGCCCCGCAGCCCGTGCCTGGAGTGTTCGCGGTGGCGAATCCCGCCCGCCCGATTGAACGCATGGCCCGGTTCAATCATGAGGGTATCGCCCGGATTCTGGACGGCATCCATGTCGGCGCATCGTGGCGGGACGCCTGCCGCGCCGTCTTCAAGGTGGTCGGCAAGGGCGGGAGGCTGCGAGGGATGCCGCTGCCGATGCGGCGTGGGTGCTGGCAGGCAGTCGCCGAAATCCATGCCGACAACCTCGCGGCGTATCGCGAGGTGATGGGACACAAGCCACTCCCGACCGTGGAAATGATCACGGCTGCGATGCGTGGAGACGAGGCCGCGCGGCGAGCGGTGCTGGCGAGCTGATCGAATGCGATACCCCCTGGTGCGTTACCTGGGGGCCGACCGTGGAAACGATAAACCCGAATAAGGAAACGAGAGATGTACGGAACAGTGAGACTCGAGGCTGGCGGATTTTGTATCGACGATGAGCGTGAAGCGATGGTGCAGGATTTTCTGAACCGCACCGGCATCACCATGCGGGCGACGTTCGTGGAATACGCTCCATTCTTCGATGATGAAGACAAGCCGCGATGCATCTGGAGAGTGTCGATTCGCCTGGATCGTCGCGGATTCTCCGTCCGATTCGGTCAGTCGATCGTCGCCAGCGAACAGGGGCTGCCGCCGACTGCCGCCGATGTTCTCGCCTGCCTGCCGCACAGCGACCCCGGCAGTCTTGAGGAGTTCATCGACGAGTATGGCGAGTGCTGCGCCGACGAGATGCCTATGCGGAAGTATCGCCGAATGGAGCGGGCCTGGAAGGAAACCCGTCGCCAGTGGCGGCAGATCGAACGTGTCTTCGGCAATATCGTCGGCCTTGACGAGCTGGATTCGTTTTAACCCCCGTGCATGAGAACCAATAACCCCCGTAGCAGGAAACGAGAAATGAAACCGATGCTCCCCTGGTGGTCGTGTTCAGCAACGATCCTCGAGTTCGATCCCGTCTTTGGAGAATACGTCGATAACACCATCGATCATGACACGCGGGCCGCGACTGCGGAGGAGGCTGAAGAGGATGCCCGCGAAACGTGGAGCGATCACGGGTACAACCCCGAGCGAGTAAAGGTGCGGAGGGTCGAAGGATGAACGCCTACCAACTCTCCCCCCGCGTGACGCTCCAGCCTGGCGATCGATTCCGCGCGAGCGGCGGCCCCTACTGGAAGTGCGGCAGCGAAACGATACCGATGGCAGCTCGTGGCTTATTCACGCTCGTTGAGGTGCTCCGCAGGAGGAGCCGGGTCTACCTCCTCGCGGTCGGGCGGGAGGGCTACTGCCTCCTGCACGTCGAAGGCAGGAGGAAAAACAAGTCGATGCCGAATCTCGTCTGCCGGCCGTATCGGATTCGGCGGGCGGCCAGCCAGAAAAATCCTTGAGCCCAACGAAAGACCGCTTGACTACTAGCCAATCTTTCTTTAGGATTGCCACAGAACGAGACGATACTAGCAGGGGCCGCGGTGGCCCCGACCGGCGAAACGAGAAAACCCCGACTAGGAGAACGCGACGATGGGAGCCGTGAAACGATTTTACGAAGACTGTGCCGAGGCAGGCCGATGCCCGCTCTCGACGGAGGCTTTCGGATATCTGGACGACCTGGAATGCGAGCGAGATATCGACTGGATCGGCTACTGCGAGCATGACTATGTCGGCCGTGACGGTCGACTGTACGTCGAGGAGTGCATCACGATGGAGTCGGCCCGCCGGCTTATTGCCGAGGGGCTGGCGCACCCCGAGATCGTGAATTTCGTGGAGTGTTTCGGAGATATGTGCGTCTGACGGGATTCCCCGCCGACACGAACGAGTACGAGTTCGTCATTACTTCCAGCCGCATCGTCGGCCAGCTCGTGATGCACGACCATGAGGATGGCACTGCGGAGTATGACACTCCGTTCACGATGACCCTCGCCGGCCTCCACAACTTCCTGCGGCAGTTGCCGCGCCATGCGAATGCGTTTGCTATCGACTGAACCAGACCTAGCACCCGCGCTCGAGGGCCGCCGCCACCCCCGAGCGTGATAACCCCGAGCGGCGAAAGCAGAGGACACGATGAAGACGAAGACCCCAAAGAAGCGGCTGACCGGCAAGGCCGTTGACCGCGAAATCGATGAAGAGCGAGCCCGCCTGCGGAAGTACCTCGCGAAGCTCACGCTGGAGAAGCCAAGGAGCGACGACAGCGGCTATGAGTATCGGCTGCCGCTGACGTTTCGGATGTTCACGATCGTGTATCAGATCGACAAGGCAATGGTCGGCACGCCCGACTACATGGGCATCGCCGGATGGTGGAGCTACGAATACAAATTCGACCTGCGCGAGGCGACGAATAAGGAGCGGAAGAAGGCGCACGACGCCATCCTTGCCGCCGGCCTTCCGTTGGACGGCGAAAGCCAGGAGCACGCCCAGATCGTCGCCTGGGCAACGAACAACGGCAGGATGGCTGCCAAGGCAATGGGCGGCAAGTGGTCGCCGTACCGTGGCCCCCGACCGGCGAAACGAGGTGCGACATGAAGAAAGACGACCGCGTGATGCGGGACTATGTGATGGGTGGCAACTACGTTGGCACCGTCGCGACGATCTGCTCCCTCCGCGAAAACGGGTGGAGCGTCGAAGAGATTGCTGCACAGATGCCGATCATCGGCAAGACTTGTGGCAACGAGGCGATACGGGCAGCCGGCTTGAACGGTGGGCCTCGAGTTAGTTCGCTCTACGAGCACATGAATCTGTTCGGAGAGCAACTGTGTGAGAGACTGCGTGAACTGCGGACGATGGATATTTCCACCAACTAAGGAGACCCCGTACATGAAAAACAGACTCAATCCCTACGAGGCCGGCTGGCTGACATTTCTGGTCAGCTCCGGCATCGCCAGCGAGGCCGACTGCCGTGCCGCGATGAACCGCGTGGCCCAGGAAGCCCTCGACGAGATCAATCGCCTGCGGGCGAAAAAGAAGGCTGGAAAACGTCGCAAGGATCGATAGGCTACTAGCCGATGGTTTGATTAGCTACTAGGAACGATTTCACCTGAAGAAAGGAGGCTCAGAATGAGCCGTTCAGTGGGCGATTCGGTATGGCTCTCGACAACGCACGTCGCGTTTGACGGTGAGGCCAGAGCACACATTGTCCCGGCCACCGTGGCTGGCGTGTTTGAGAACATCGTGATGGTCAAGATGCCGAGCGGTATGGTCACTTCGGCGAGGCAGGGCGTGGATTCGCTCTGCGACAGCGAGGCAGAGGCATGGGCTCTCGCTGCCCGCGAGTTGTCCGAGGCCCGCGATCGCGTCCAGGCGGCGATCGACAATGCCGTCGCCAAGGCGGCCAGCAGTCGCGTCGGGGAGGCTGTCGCGACATGAACCCCCGTGCGTGGAAATGGGTCATGGATGACCTGATCCGCACCCTCGTGCTCGTCCGACTCGGGCAATTGCTCGGGTCGGAGAGCACGGCGGCGCGGGCCGTCCACGACCTCGTCGAGGCTGTTTTTTCGATTGTCAGATGATTGGTATGACGCATAGAATGTCACCCGTACCCCCGAGCATAGAAACTAGAGGAGATGACGATGCTTTACGTTCTAGGCGACTCAAGTGAGCCGCGGCAGTTTAGGCGAAAAGATGGCGAGTGGACGCCGAACATCGACGATGCCGAGCATATGACCATCGAAGATGCCATCGACAAGCAGGCCGAGCTGATCGACGACCCCCGCATCATCAACGTATGCGAGGCACCGCTCATGCACGAGGCGATGTACGCGGACATGGGCCGTCGGTTCGACGAATTGCAGGAGCGGCTTCGCGAGCACGAAGTGTTCCTCGAGTACGAGATCGGCGAGGGCGACGAGACGACTTGGAAGATCACGTTTGAGCGGGCTGGCGTGGCCCTCGTTCTCAAGCTGGAAGACCCGAACTCTTTTGAAATGGTGGACGCATGAACGACGAGTTTAAAGACTATCTGACGATCATCCAGACAGCCAAAGCCGTAGGCTGCTCGCGGCGAACGCTGTACCGAGTCGTTGAGCGGATCGGCACCGACGAGATCGTGACCGTGGCATTCGGCAAGCGGCTCGTCCACAAGTCGAAGGTTGCCGCCATCAAGGCCGCCTATATGCCCCTGGGGAGTAAGAAGCACTCAATGGCTGCTCGTGCCTGGGGGTCGGCCGGCGGGACGCAGAAGCGAATCAATCGCGAGAAGGCAGCCAAGAAAGCCTAGCTCGAGTCGCGGGCCGTGCGCCGCGCATGGCAGGAGTGGCACGTTGTCCTTAAATTGCTCATGGACTCATCACCCCCTTTCGACTTCTCGACGATATGGTCGATGTCGGGGCTGCCGGTGACGAGCAGCCCGCACAACTGGCAGATGCCCATGTCGCGGGCGATCACGGCAAGCCGGGTGCGCCGCCACGCCGCAGAGCAGTAGCCGCGGGCCGCCGCCGTCGGCCGCTCCTGCCCCCGTGCAGGGGAACGATCAGGACGGTAGGTCGGGATTCTTTTCGGCACGAG